AAATTTAATAGGTCTGATAAGTGCAATTCTAATTGGTGCTTGGTTTGCATTTGGAGTCATTGAAAGATTAAATAAATTAGAAACAGCAGATACTTTGTTTCAAGCTGACCTACTTAAAAAAGCAGAACAAGAACCTAAGAACTTAGAAATGTATATGTTGATAGAACACTTAGCTGGACAGATAGAGTCCATAGAGGAAGAAATAAATAATTCAAGATACAACAAGGTCAATATAGATCATTTAAAAGAACAAGTTGATCTTATACAAAAAGAAATATCTAAACTTAGAAATGGTGGTCACTAATGGTTGAAGTTGTTTTTGCATTATTATTAATAGTTGATAACGAAATTAAAGAACACAGAATACAGGATAGTTTGAGTAAATGTTTAAAGGCAAAAAGATATGCTATGAGAGGTAAGTCTGCAAATGATAGGGTTACTTATCAATGTATAAAATCAAAAGCGAATGTAGAAATATATATGGGAGAGAAGAAGATTACTTCTCTAATTTTAAAATGAATAAAGTTGATGCAGTAAAAGTATTAGCAGAAGATAAAACATTTGAGAATGAACTCAAATACAAGGGAGATAACGACTTAGAAGTAAGAATAAAAATATTAGAAAAAGAAGTAGATACATTAAAAACTATTATCAATTTGAAAGATATTGAGTTAGATACATTAAAGAACAACTTAGAAAAAATTAAAGAATTACATAATGCAAAAGTATTAGACGAAAGATTTGTAAATGATTTAGCAAACAATACTCCGCATAGTAAAATGTTCGACAAGGAATAAAGGATTTTGTTATCCGTAATTATGACGAGTATTATAATGATAGATTGGATTGTTTATAAAATAGGTAAAATCTGTAGAAGTATTTTCCATTGGTCTTGGAGAGTACAAACACATAGAAGAATTAAAAGAAAGAAAAAATGAGTTTTATCCTCACATTAATAGTCTGTAGTGCAACTTCAGGTCAATGTTTAGCACCATATAAAGTAGATAAATTCTATAAAGATGGTTATGATTGTATGGTTGATGGTTATGAAATATCCAAAAAAAAAACAGAAGCTATTGGTAGAGAAGAAATTAATAATCAAAAAATATATATAAAATTTGGTTGTCATGAAGATCACTCTAACAAAACCCCAGCATCTTATATCATCATCAAATAAAAGGTTTAGAGTATTAATATCAGGTAGAAGATTTGGTAAAACATATCTTTCTATAACTGAGATGATGAAATATGCGGCAATACCTAATCAAAGAATATGGTATGTAGCACCTACTTTTAAAATGGCTAAAGAGATTGTCTGGTCTAGTCTTAAAGAAATACTTAATAAGTTTAATTGGATTGAAGATATAAACGAAACAACAATGAGTATAACTATAAGAAAAACAAATAGTACAATATCTTTAAAAGGTGCTGACAATTATGATGGACTCAGAGGTACAGGAATAAATTTTTTAATATTAGATGAATTTGCTGACATAGATAAAAGGGCATGGTTCGAAGTATTAAGAGCATCAGTTTCAGATATATATTCAAATGGTAAAGTATTATTTTGTGGTACTCCTAAAGGTTATGGTAATTGGTCTTATGAGATGTATCTAAAAGGCAAACAAGACCCTGAGTGGGATAGCTTCCAATTCACTACATTACAAGGTGGAATGGTTACATCAAAAGAACTTGAACTAGCTAGACAAGATTTAGATCAAAGAACATTTAGACAAGAGTTTGAAGGTACATTTGAAAATTATGCTGGTGCTATCTATTATAACTTCCACCCTGTTGAGTCTGTAATACAAAGAAAAATAGATTGGACAAAACCTTTACATATTGGAATGGACTTTAACATAGACCCAATGTCAGCTTGTGTTGCACAAATAGAAAAAGAAAAGATTTATTTACTTGATGAAATAGTAATTTATTCAAGTAATACTGACGAAATGGTGCAAGAGATAAGAGATAGATATGGAACTAAAATACCAATATTTATTTATCCTGACCCAGCTTCAAGACAAAGAAAAACATCTGCTGGTGGTAGAACTGATTTATCTATACTTCAGAATGGTGGCTTTACTGTAAAGGTAAAACATAAACACCCAGCAGTTCGAGATAGAATAAATGCTGTCAATTCTAAACTCAAAGATTCAAAAGGTGTTAGACATATTTTTATTAGCAATTCTTGCAAATATCTTATAAAAGGATTACAAAGACAAACGTACAAGGAAGATACAAATATTCCTGACAAAGAAGATGGATTTGACCATATGAATGATGCTTTAGGCTACATGATTGATTACATTAAACCTTTAGTAACACAAATGCCAAGTTCACTACCAACAAGATGGAACATAAAATAATATGGCTTATTCAAGAGATGACGCATTTGATACTCACAAAGATTATAAAGAAAATATAAATCTTTATGAATATTATATTAGATCATACAATGGCGGCTACGATTACACAGTAGGTCAGTTCCTAAATAGATATAATCTTGAATTAGATAACGAGTACAATCAAAGACTTGGTAACACACCATGCGACAACCATTGTAAAAATATAATTCAAATATATTCATCTTTTTTGTTTAGAGTAAAAGCATCAAGAGATTTTGGTGCTATGGCAGATGAACCTTCTTTAGAATCATTCTTAAAAGATGCAGATTTAGAAGGTAATAGTTTTAACTCTGTTATGAGACAGGCTCAAAACTATTCAGCTATTTATGGACATTGTTTTTTAGTTTTAGATAAACCAGCAGTACAAACAAGAACAAGAGCAGATGAACTTAATCAAGATATAAGACCATATGTTTCAATCATCACACCTGAGAATGTTTTAGATTGGAATTTTAAAAGAGAGGTCAATGGTAAATACTATTTAGACTATCTTAAAGTTAGAGAAGAAGTTGACAAAGATGGTGGTACATATTTTAGATTGTGGTTTCCTGATCGAATAGAAACAATTTATTCAAAAGACGATAGATCAGACCCAATCACTATTGATACTGCCGATAATCTGATTGGCAAAATACCAGCAGTTATTTTATACAATTCCAAATCGCATAAGAGGGGGATTGGTCAATCAGACCTAACAGACATAGCAGATTTGCAAAAAAGTATATACAATGAATTATCAGAGATAGAACAACTTATAAGATTAACTAATCACCCATCATTAGTAAAAACTCCATCAGTAAATGCTAGTGCTGGTGCTGGTGCAGTTATTGAGATGCCTGATGAAATGGACTCAAACTTAAAACCATATTTACTACAACCATCAGGTCAAAACTTAAATGGTTTGATGGATTCAATAAATCACAAAGTAGAAGCTATTAATAGGATTGCACATACAGGAGCAGTTAGAACTACAAAACAACAAGTATCATCTGGAATAGCTTTACAAACAGAGTTTGAATTACTTAATGCAAGACTTTCAGAAAAAGCAGATAACTTAGAAATAGCAGAAGAACAATTATTTAGATGTTATGCTATGTTTCAAAACGCAACATTTGATGGTGAAATAAATTATCCTGATAGTTTTAACATTAGAGATTATGCAACTGACCTAATTTATTACCAACAAGCAAAAGCAATGTCTATTGGTTCACCTACATTTAACAAAGAAGTAGATAAAGAAATTGCAAGAGCAGTTGTAGATAATGACGAAAAACTAAACGATATATTTGACGAGATAGATCAAAAAGCAGAAGTCGGTGAATTTACACAAGACGAAACTACACAAGAAGATCAAGAAGTAGAACAAGAGCAGATTTAATGAATGGCAGATATAGTAAAAGACGCAACCGATTATCGTATCAAACAAATTGAGATAGCAGAAGAAAAATATTACAAAACTCTCATAGCAACACTTGATAGAATAGAACGAGAAGTTGTTGAATTAGCAAACAGAGATTTGAAAAAAACAACAGATGGAAGATTAATAGAACTTCAAGCCGCAATAGCAATAAGACCAAAAATTAAAGCAATACTTGATAGAGAATATTTAGCATGGTCAGACACAGTTGTAAGAGAGGGTTTTACAAAACAAGCAAAAAGAGTAGAAAAAGCTTTCAAAAGAATTGGTAATATTCCTGTACAGTTTCAAGAACTAACAAAGGGTGATCTTGCTTTAGTACAAAATCTCAAACAACAATACTTTACTCAATTCAAAGATGTATCGAATACATTTACAAGAAGATTATCAGAAAAGGTTTATCAGAATACATTAGTAGGTAACAGCTTTGTAGAATTAGAAAAA